TGTCGCCTTCAAGCAGTTCTCTAGGCCATCCAAACATAACAGAACAAGCATCTTTAAGTGGTTTGGCGAAACTGTCTTTGATAAATCCTTTTTGTTCAAGGATATCTCCGACAGTTCCCTTGCCTGATCCGATAAAACCAACCAAACCGATTATCATGCTGCTAATTCCTCTTCATCTTCTTCTTCATCTTCAATATCAAATAAACTATTTAAAGATTTGGTTGAGAGATAGTTCTCATTAATTTTTTGGTCGTTTTTACCAAAGATAATTAATTTTGTGTCATCAGGACAAATATCTTCAATACGAGCAGGCACAGAACCATATAACTTAATCTTATCGTCAAGTGGGCCGGTTGAATCATCAAAAAAACCTTTACCTACTTTACACAAATCTTCATACCAACTCTTTTTAAACTTCAATACAGCATTGATATAACAATCTTTCAAGTCATAACCTTTATACTTACTTACATAGATTACAACACGAACTTCTTTACCAGTGTTCTGTTGCAACAATGAAGCAGCCGCAAAAATTGCTTTTTTTGGAGAAGTAGATGAAAATGGTAAGTAAACAACTTTAGCATTATCAACATAATTATATTCTTTTAACCATGCTAATACTTCACCAACATTAGCCCAATTTCTAGGTAATAATTTTGAATTTTGGATAGCGTTTTCTTGGTGAAAAATTTGATATGCCAAATCACTTCGTTTTTGAGCAGAGAATCTGCCCTTACCACAACACTTATTAATCCATTCTAAAATAGAATCAACATCCAACTCTAACTGACCTTTGTCAATCTTCTTGTGTGCTAAAGATACAATGTCAGCTTCTTTAATCAAACCAGCAGGTGGACTATCTTCACCTGAGTTCATGCGTTCACCCAAATCTTCAATTTCAGATTCACAAATTTCATACAAGTTGACGATTCGATTTTTAACTTTTCTTTCATTTAAGATTTTATCTTTGGTTCTTCCGTCAACAAAGACATAACGACCTTCTGAATTCTTTGTAACTGAAATTGGTCGTTGATACAACTGGTAACCATTTTCATTTATATCTTGTTTCAATTCTTTGTATTTGTGATTCAAACCATCATACCGAACTGACTGAGAACTTCCATGACCATCCCTTAAAATCGCATCAGATGGAATTAGAAAGGTGCCTTTATATTTTAAACTTGTAAATTCACAATTTGTGTAGAACTGTGGAAAAGCTTCTTTGCGTAAAAACATTTTGGCTGTTTCACGGTGTTCTTCTGTGAATTCAAAATTTGGTTTAATTTTAACAATTGATTGCATATAATACTCCATAGGGTTAATTAATTAAGAGTCCAATATCCTTTCGTAATATTGGTACCTGTGTTTATCAGGCATTACTACTAGAGGAGATGTTATTCTCCTCTTTAATACTACAATTTTCCAGTATACTGAGCAACAGCTGGCATATTACCAGTAAAAGCATATGAACCAATATGTTGCAGTTTCATCCATGGACACAAATGAATTTTTCCACCCAGTTTGCGCCACATTTGACAGAACATATAATCTTCAGAAAGATATCGTTCACTTCCACCGCCAGTAATAGAATCTTTACTATCAATAACAGTATCAAAATATGCATGAATGTATCTTGAACCATCAAAGTTGGCTTGACCAACATGATCCGGTTTGTAGCGAATGTTTGGATACTCTACTGCCATTTTCTCAAACACATTTCGTTTGATTAACATATGGCCTGTGCCAATTTCCATAACCTCAAGAGGTTCTGATACTTGAAAAGATTGTGTTCCTTTTACCACATTGAACACATACTCACCTACCAATTCTTGTAGGGCACCAGGATCCATTTCAGGATGGTTACGAGCTGCATGTGCAATATTACCCCAATTAATTGATTTTTTGGGATATGGTCCGCCAATTACATCTTTATCTAACGCTAGTAGTGCTAGAATATCTTTTGGCGAAAAATGAATATCCGAATCAATAAACATCATATGGGTATAATCTGTGCGAAGAAACTCATCAACAAGATAATTTCTGGCTCTTGTGATAAGAGATTCGTTGAAAAGAAATGAAAACTTCACTTCAATTCCGTACTGTGCCATTGTCATTTGCAAATCAAGGCATGATTTCATATACAATCCAAAAGCCATACCACCATACATTGGTGTGGCAATGAAAAGTTTATGTTTTTTCAATTCATCAATATTTACTTGAATTTCCATAATTTATCCATAAAATAAAAAAAGAGAGATACTAATATATATCTCTCTTTGCTCAACAAAACGCTGTTAAATTAGGCGAATGTTGGCTCACCAGCTTGACGTAGTGCCATAATACCTGCAGCGACAATACGCTTTGTTGGTGTACCAAGGCGATAGAAAGAAACTTTCTCACCTTTAGTGTTGATGCGGCTGTTCAGGTAAATTGCATGACCTTCTTTACGCAACTCATTAACAGTAGCACTTGGATTTTGTACACCAAACTTAGCAGCCATTTGATTGGCAGTAAGTGTGTTGTATGTGCTGTCATTCGACAGGTAAGAAAGAACTTTTGATTTTGCTGACATTGTAAAACTCCATAATTTAAATGAATCACTTTTGAAAAAGTTATCTGAAGCGTGATTCAAACCTCAAGATTAGATACTAGTGTAACAGATACTTGTGAATAAGTCAAGCGTTTTACGGCAGACTTATTCACTATTGCCTTAAAAAGGAATTTCTTCCGCTGGTTTAACTTCTTCAATAACATTTGTTTGTGCCAAAATGGATTCGGTATTTGCACCTGCATCAACTTTCGTATACAGGTCAAGGAAAGAAGTTTTGGTATCATCATCAAAACGGTTCAGGCACAACTCAATGGCTTTCATTCGATTACCGAATACACCATAAGTTTTAGAAATATGCACCAGACGGCGAGTGGAAATCACTTCATCAACTCCGCCTTCTACGAAAGTTTTACGAATTACATCTGCCCAAGTAACAAGTTTCTCGGCAAATTCATCATCAGCTTTACCAAATGATATTAATTCTTTTTTGATAATCTTACGCTCAACGGCAACTGGAGGCCAATCTTGTTCATAAGTATTAAAGAATCGTTCAAGGAAAGCTTCGTTAAGAACATTGGTGAACATATAACGACCATCTTCTGAACCTTTACCTTTAGTGTTTGCAGTAGCAACAATGGTAAAACCTTCAGCAGGAATCACATTCTCATTCTTTTTCTTCAACAAGAATGGTTTACCTTCAAGTACACGCTGCAAGCAGGAAAGGTTCTGAGCGCCGTAATCAATTTCATCAATACACAGTACAGCACCTTGACGAGCAGCAACAGTAACCGGGCCGTCACGCCATTCCATTTGACCGTTAATCAGTACAAAGTTACCGAGTAAATCACTTTCATCGGTTTCAGGTGTCATTGAAACGCAAATAAACTTGCGACCAAGTTTGGCACAAGCTTGCTCAACTGACATTGTTTTGCCGTTGCCTGAATGACCAGTAATGAAAACTGGATAAAATTGCTTTGATGCCACAATCTTAAGCAAGTCATCATAGTTGCCAAATGGTACATAATTTTTGTAGACTTTGGGAACCAGATTTTCTGTTTCAAGGTCGGTAACAACATTAGCAATACGATTACCAACAACTGGTTGGTTTTCTGGTTGTTTTAGCATCTTAATAACCTGTGCTGTCATATCAATTGTAGCTGCGGCAGGCACAGCATTAGAATTAGGTACTCGGTACAAACCACGACCAACTCGGTTTGATTCATCTTTGGTGAACCACGGCACTCCGTAGATACCAATCTCAGAACAAATCTGTTTAATCTCAGATTTACTCACGGTGTCTTTACCAAGGTTTGTAAGCAAAGCAAAAAACTTCTCACGGACTTCAACTTTAGTAGTACGCATTTAAAACTCCAAATTTCACTAGAACTTCCATTATACAATAAGATAGTACTGCCCGTCAAGGCCTCTGTTGTAAAAATACAACAGTCTAGGCGGCAATACCATCAATGAACCGATTGACCATCACTCGGTTAACTTGTTTCTTTTTGTTCATTTTCATAAACGCATTTTTCAACTTGTTTGATGTAACAGTACCAGTAACCGTCAATTCATCATCTTCAATATTCATTTCTGAACCACCAGGCATCATAAAGAATGCATCATAGCCTGGATTGAAAGATTCAAGGAATTTTTCACTCTTCAGTTTTTTACCTAATGTCTGAACAATTTCAGAACGGTAATATTGCCAATGTGTGTATTGAAAATCTTCATTACAAATTTGTTTAATATTACGACCTTTTTTATCGTAATATTTGTTTGTAACAGAATGTGCTAAATTACGACCAGTTTCAGTAACAAAGAAACCAAAAATCTTAGCACCAGTCACAGCACGGAACCAATCGAAAATTGCAACACGCAAACTATCGTCAATGCTGTAATGACTATCATTGTAATGAAAGTCGAGTTTAATTTGCAATTTAGAATTACGGTCTTTGATGTACACATTCTCAATACGTGCTTGAAACCGTCTTGCTTCAAATGGTAAACGCTCTGGATTTGTTTTTGATACTTCACAAGGTTTAGCAACAAAATCGGTAGTATCAGCATCACCGTCATGTACAATTACCAAATTAATCAAATCAAGATTATTGATTTTACGGAATTGTTTTGTAATTGGTTCAAGAGCAACCATCGCCTGAACCAAAGGAGTATTACCAAGTTTTTCATTGATAGGTCGATTTTGATGACAATTTGCATATGAAGTCTTTAAAGCAATCATATTGCGGAGGCAAGCATTAAACTCAGCACCACTCATTTTAGAATTCAAATACTCTCGCAGGTAAACTGGTAGTAAGAACAAACCATCATCTTCATAAGCAAAACCAGATTCTGGTGTTTGGTCTTTGAAATCAAACTTGCGAGCTGTTTGGGAATCACCAAAACCATACACAACAAATGGAATATTCACTTTTCGGCAAAACATGGTAAGAACCAAAATCTGTTCGATAGAAGCTTCCATATTGTTTCGCATAGAACCAGAACAATCAAGTAACAGAACCAAACCATGTGATTTG